CATCTGGTACAGTACCATCGGCATTCATAATCACAACTTTGACTGTACCATTGCCGTTCCACAACGGTATAACACTGACATACCCTACATCAGTATTAGGAACCTGCTGTGCCCACCGAATGTAATCTGAGACGTTGCCACCACTAGATGGACTTCTAACTGTCAACAGGAATCTAGCTAACAGTTGAGCATCTGTCTCAGAATTGAATCCGCCACTGAAGGCAATAGGATTCGTCACAGCCTGGACAAACTGTGTGTGACTAGTCATAATGTTCGCGGCACCCGCCGCCACATTACCAATTGTCCCAGGTAAGTCACATTGTGCGTCTACACCACTGAACAACGTATACTTGCTCGTGGCATCTGGGACCTGTTGGGCTTCCCAACTCTGGATATTGATTACCGTCTGAGAGTTAGTCAATATTTTCTTGACCTGACCTACTCCTGTTCCAGCTGTGATCCAGATGTAGAAGTTTGCCCACTCATTAGTCACAAAGTTCTTGGTGGTATCTGTCAAACTTGTGCCTGTAGCACTCGTGGCCGTACCTGTGACATTTGCCTTCTGTATCTTCTGAGTTATCTCCAGGCTGGTAAATGTGACAGATGCTGCTCCCACATTCGGTCTAGACGTAGTGCTGAATGTCATCCCCACAGGCAGCACAGTACCTACAGGAGCAGTAGTCTGTATAACTCCATCAGCATAAGTGGCTGGCTTGCGAATGACTCCATGCTCTTCACATCTAAGATCCAGGTACGCGCCGCCCATGTACTGAGCGAAACCCTGCTTCAAGATCCTTGCCAGGCGATCATACAGGATTTCAAACTCTGGTAGTGGAGAGTCTACGATATCACTAACAACGCTGCCAATTCTTAAATCGTAAGGCTTGCCATTTGGAGCATTGCTAAATCTCGAACGTACTCGTTGCTGCAATATAGTAAGAGTCTGACCAGCATATGGATCAATCAAATCTGGCGTAGCACGATACGCTTGAGGCAGTGTAGCTATTACTCCACCACCATTATCAACGATGATATCATAATAACCTATCCCAAGGGCATTAGCCGGGATCAGTGTTCTCAGAATACCAGTACCAACATATGTCGTATTAGCAAATGGAAAGTTGATAGGTGGAGTACTCGGCACTACCAGCCGCACAGTAGAGCTTGGAATGAAATCAATGCCCAGAATCTCAATTGTAACATCCTTGTTTGCAACACCTAGAGCTGGAGTAGAGCTGACAATCTGTAGCGTCACGGCACGCTCCACTTTATCTCAAATTGCTGTGTGCGTCCTGGCACTACTGATATCGTTACAATAATTATCACGCTCCTCAGGTACACAGCAGAATCGACATTTAGCACCGACTTGATCCGATTATCTACCGAAAGTGCTGCTCGAACGTACTTGTTACAGAGATTCCGAACTACACCTGTCGCATAACTCTTGCCCATGAGTAAGTCAAAGTCCGAGCCAAAGAACAACCCGTGGATATACTGTGCCAATCTAGGTGTTATGAGTGCATTAGTTATCCACTGACTAAGTTGGATAGCCTCATCTCCAAGCACAAGGTCCATGGCATCGTTGAACAAAAATGTATTAGTATCATAGCTGTACTGCGGCCCAACTCCCCAGATAACAGGAACGATGGCAACAGTCTGAGTAGTAGGCTGAATCGCAGGTACATTGACGCGAGGTACAAGCTGCGGCATCAGACTGGAGGTCCACCACCAGGATGAGTATGGCTCTTGAAGTTTATACCATCAATTTTCACGGCTGCCCCGCCAAATGAAGTTATCTCGATAGTATCACCCTGGACAAGTACATCACTATCGCTAGCTTCGTTCTGTCCATTGACAGTAACCTGCACGCCCACAAAGTCGTTAGGCGGTACCATGTCGCCATTATACCCATACCTGACGCTTTCGATAGGCTGGATATCTGTCATCCTGATTTTGCAAGCAATCAAGAACCTTGTGCTGTGTTCGGCCTGTACGGGCATTAGAGCAATTCTATCACCTTGAGTTACCCGCATATCATCAGGAATAAGTAGATTTTCCTGGGTCAAATACAGAGCATCGGTATCAGAAAACTGAGCAATACCCTCAAGAGCGACTTTGATATCTGGTAGAGGTTGAAGAACATTGCCAAAGAGTATAATAACTCCGACACCTAGAAGACCATGATGTCTATCCAGCTTACCTGCAATATCCTGAATATCTCTGTACAGACGGACACGACCATCCTGAGTCATAATGCTGGACCACCAATCAAGGCTGTCGTGCTCTCAGCCTTGGTCTTGTAAGCCTCTGGCAGCATATCCAGCGCATTGAGAGTAAGAGTCATCACAGAAGCTTGCGCGGTTACTTTGTGCTGGCCGCTCTTGACATAGAACTTAGAATTCAGTCCAGTAATTGGCTCAGCAACGAACACCATGTCTCCAGGGCCAAGTGTATTGATATTGATTGTTGTGATAGTAGCAGTTTGAAGAACCCTGTGTAGACGAACATACAATTCTCGAGCCTGATATGCTGCTTGAGCTGTATTATCTGGTTCTTGAAGCGCGGCATCGGGGGCACCAGCAAGACTTACAGCTTCAGCCAACATGCCATATTTCTTTATGTCTGGATCGTTGGTAGTATCTTCAGGATATTGCGCCCAATTGCTTGGATCACCATAATCATCTGTAACTACAACATCTGCTACAGAGCTTAGGCTAGAATCAAACTGCTGACGCTTGTAGACTCTAACCACGTTCCTATAATTGGCCGCACTCCACTTACTACTCGCATTGAAGATATTGCCTAACTCAAACTTCCAAGTATACAGCGGATCCTGTTTACGAATCACCATAACTTTATCAAAGTTTACCCGCATGTAGTATCTATCACCCTTGTCTTCAGGGGCAATGGGATTCTCAGTTGCAGGATCCGAACCAGCCGACAAGATTTTTTGCGAATAGGCAATATCTCTAGTAAGAGACAATACCGAGACAAACATATCCCAGAGAGTTCTTTCAATGAGTGGATTAGGTAACAGTTGGACATAGGTTTCATCCACTCTATCCAACGGTATCCCATACATAGGAGCAACTCTTTTGATGAAGTCAGAAGCTGTCTCTGCCTGTAGAGAAATGCTGGCCTTGTTGTTTGCCAGATACCACATAATGTCATAAGCCGTTACAGTTAGAGTACCTCTTGCCTGGTCCGCTAACTCTGTATCGATTATGACACCAAACTTCAAGTTCTCAAGCTCCGTGCCTATACCCAGAGCTGTGATCTTGATAGCCTTGATGATAAGTTGATTCAATGGCTTCAATATAGTAGCCATACCCGTAACCTTGACAAAGGTAGCTGTAATCTTCTCACACGCCTGATCTAGATCATAATCCCACTGCAAGCTAGTACATACAGGAGTAAGATCATAACCTAATCCAGAATGTGGATCACTGATCAGTATCTGATATGACTTCATCGAGATACCACCAGTGTCGGCCCCCCAACCGCCTCTGGCATTACCCGAGTAGTCTCGTCTAAGAGCTAGGTCGCCAAGACTATAAACAGCAGGGGCACTCATGATGGATTCATCGCCGCCCTATTTGTTAGATCTTGCAGTGACATACCTGTACTCTTCTCTATAATATCAACAAGCGAGCCTGGCGTCTTAGGGGGTACATATGGTGGCGGCTCTATCTTCGTCTTTACATAGCACTTTAGGATTGTACCAATGGGCAGCTGCTCACTATCAGCATAATCACCGACAGTATTCTTTCTGCTACCCAGGATATCAGCCGCTGATCCTTTTGTTGGATTTAGAATCCAACCTACAGGTTGATTGGCATTATCAGATCTTAGCTTGTCTAGAGTATTATACTCTCCATTACCCTGTCGCTTGATATCTTCATAGACTTCCTGTAAAGACATAAAGCGCTGCGTCGTATACGTGCTCTGGACTATCTGCTTATCTAACCCGCTACCCACACGCGCTAATCCCTCAGAAGGAGTCAGAGGGGGAGTACTTGCAGTATCAGTAGGCGCGGTATTTACTGGGACTTCATTGCCATTAGATTGATCACTACCATTGGGATTATCCTGAGTAGGTGGTGGTTTCTGACCTGTGTCCGTATTCGGGCCTTGATTAGCAGGATTATCCCTAGGATCTTCAACTCCAGCAAAAGGCACTGGGAGCGTTTGGATACTGGTTTCACGATAGCGCTTGAACTCTATATCGTAATAAATATCTCCAGGCTCACCAGCTTTAGAAGTCCATTTGAGAGTCTTGATAAGTACATAATCATTCCAAGGCGTGCCGCCAATGGTTAGAAAACAAACAAGACGTTCTCGCTTGGTCTCAATCAGCTTCTGCATAGCATAATTGGGATCTAGCATCAAACCACTTGGAATACTTACATAACCATCGTCGTAATTTATGGGGAAAAAGCTACTCCAACCTATACTCTCTAAACGTTGCGCCCCAGGAATAATAAGCTCACCAATCCCAATGGCATCTACTTCATAATCATTATCTGCATCAAAACTGGCGGTAAGCTCTTCAGGGTTGACTGGAAAATAAAAGTCTCCTACATCCTGGACACCCTGTAATACAATTTGGATAGTATTATCTTGTGCTCCGATGAGATCACCAATAATACCATCTTCCTCGCACCACTGTAGAGGAACACCACCAACATCTGATACACCTGTCGGGCTAACGGGGCCAGGAGTACCGCCTGGAGGAGCATCACCAGCAACAGATGCCGTTGGATCTGGATTCTGGCCTGTAATGCTCTGATCAGTTGGACCTATCTCTTCATAGGTATCCCAAAACTCATCGCCCTGCGACCAATGCAGGGCTTTCATCTGCAAACCAGTTACGTCAGGCCAACTATCGCTTGTAGCTTGTGGATCGAAATACTGGTCTACGCTTCTAAGAGTAGCACCAGTATAAGCATTCGGACCTAGACTTGGATCAATACCTGGAGTCCACGGATCATCCGCAGTCCCACCACCCGGACCAGGATAGTCTCGTGCTTGCCGTCTTCGTATCCGTTCGTAGTTTTGCCAGGTCATTGCTTGAAGATCTTATTCTGCCCAATGACACCGCCGCCACTCGTATTCATGACTTGCTCGAGTGCATCAGCGATCATACCCGCTAACTGATCTGCATCGTCCTGAGTAGCACTACCACTTAGATTGACAGTTCCAATAAGTGTCCCAATATTGATACCTCCTCCACCTGGACCCATACCCGTTCCTGGACCAGCCCCACTACCCTGGAGTTCTTGGACCTGTTTTACTAATCCTTCCAGCGTGGCTTGATAATGCTGTTGAGTATCGGTGTAGTATCCGCCAGCTTTTAGACCAGTCGTAAACTGTGCAAGACTCTGGGTATTGAGAGCTTCAGGATAGTTCTTCTGCAGCAAACCTGTGTAGGCATCAAACGCTTCACCTGGAGTATTGTACGCCGCGAATGGAGCAGTGGTCTGAACCTTCTGTCCATTTACCAGCTCCCAAGTTTTCAGATTGACCTGACCAGCCGTACCTGTACCCTTCATGCCGAAGAGCTCGTTACCTGGAGCCGCACCCCAATTACTCTCACTCGCCGCCATTGCCACGAGCCAATTAGGATCAACCCCAAGAGTCTTGGCCGCTTGTTGAGCATACGGCATTATTGATTTGACGAACGCCGCATGAGTGCTTGGATCTACCGCTCCACCAGTACCCGCCGCCTTAGCTACAGTATTAGCACTCGTAATCGCAGGGAGATTAGTGGCTTGAGTCCCATAAATTGCTCCCATAGCAGGGCCAAAGGCCATCATCTCCTGGGGAGTCATCCACTCCTTACCGCCCTTGAGATTAGAGCCAGATGAACCTACATAGAACTGATTCGTATCTGGGTTCCAACCGCCAATCTGGAAGAAATGACCAGGCCATCCCGTCTGCTTGTTAGGTCCAATATTGACAATATCAGGGATTCCCTTCTTGGCATTCTCAGCCATGCGTCCCCAATCAATATTGGCACCCTGGTAGACCTCACCTGCTGGCGCTCCCATCTGTTCAATGGCCTTGCCCATTTGAACAATGTTAGAACCTTCAGTCGTAGAAATATCAGCCCCTTGCAGTTGACTCTGCAGATCGTAAGCTTCTTTCAACGAAGGATTACGACCATATGCCTTGGCAAAGAAAGCTGTTGCCGCAGGACCACAAGCTGCATCTGCTTGAGCTTTGGTCAAAGGAGAAGTAGTATCATACTGGTTAGTCATAGCCGCGCCTAATCCTGCCTTAGACGTAGCTACAGCTACAGGAGACTTTGACCCTCCGCCTGGAACTGCTGTCTTAGACGATACTCCAATTACATTTATCTCACGAGCAATTGTCAAAAGGTACTTGGCTACATCACTGTTGTTGAGGCCATTGATAAATACCATAGTCATATCATCAGCGGCTTCTGTGCCAGGACCAAGACCACTACCGCCAGTCGTAGCTAACTGACCAGCAGGTTGACCTCCAAATGCCTCTCCAATCTTACCTCCTACGAACCCACCTGCCATACTCCCCAGTAACCCGCCGCCAATGGTGCCAAAAGGACCCAGGAACGGATCTAGGAGACTCCCCAATACCGCGCCGCCTATACCACCAACCGTGCTACCGATAGCAGTCCCTACGGCTCCTCCACGCTGTCCTTCAGGCTGTTGCAGAGCATCCATCAACTGCAACGCTCCAAACAATGCCGATACACCAGCAGTCCCCTTGGCGACACCGCCCATCTTACTCAATATACCAGGAGCAGCAGGAGGAACAAACGCACTCTTAGGCATAAACCGTCCACCCAGACCGCCAGGAGTGCCAGCAGGATACCGCATCCCAGGAGCCCATGCTGTCGGTCCAGCAGCGGCGGCTGCCGCAGCAGCATTTGCCTGTCCCTGTCCAAACAATCGGCCAAATAGACCCGCAGCACCTCCACCTTGAGCTAAACCTACACCAGCTTGCCCTGTGAAAGCTGCTCTAGCCCCACCAATGAGATTCTTGCCCATCAGGAAAGCTAACAGACCAATAATACCAGCATTCATCCCAGTAGTAGCTGCTCCACCACTTGGAAGAGCCGTCGTAGCTACGCCACCAGCAAGAGCTGTCCCAAGTCCTACCCCTGGGAAGCCCTTTAGAAGAACTGTCGTCGCAATAGCCCTCGTGAGGGCGCTCCCCATCACAGCTTTGAGCATCTCAGGGAAGTGCTGCGCCATTCCCTCGCCAAAAGCATCTGTAAATGTCTTCGCGGCGTCGAAAGCCATATTATGACCCTCACCGCCCTTGAAGAAATCTGTAATCGCTTCAGCTATGCCAGATCCAAGAGTCTTACCCCAACTGGCTATGTCTGCCTTGCCTCCAGACGTATACCATTTGGTAAATCCATCGCTTAGCGACTTGAAAATATACTGTAACTTGCTCCAGAATGTATCTCCGCCTTGTCCCCCTTCTAAGCCAGCGCTGACATCGGTAAGTATACCTGCAATCCCAGCATTGACATTTACGAAGTCTTTCTGGATAGCATCGAATACATCTCTCTGGATTTTCTGATAGGCTGATACTACGGCATTCGCAGCTTCCGCAGGATTCTCCCGCCACATCTTCATAGCCGCTGTAGTACCCGTAGCTGCGGCTTTCTCAGCTGTTATCTGCTCTAACTTGCCCGGAGCCGTGATAGCCTCAAATGCTGCCTGTGCCGTCCTACTACCTAGAAACTGAGTCTGCAGTTGTTTTGCCGCTTCTGCAACTGTTCCTGGTCGTTGAGCCGCTGCCTGCTCTGGAGTAAGCTTCTTGAGTTTCTCTAGTCTATCGGCATACTGTTGTACGATCGGCGATCCCTGACCCAACACATTGTTGAGTCGGGTAAATAACTCGACCATATCGTCAGGGTTCTGAGATTGTGTCAGACTGTAAAGTGCAGACGGAGTTACGTTATACTGTTCTCCTAGTCCTTTAGTACGACGCAAAGCCTCCATACGCTGGATGATATTCAGTTGAGGTTGCGTCATCTTAGTCAACGCTTGTGCAATCTGCCCAAAGCCAGTTGCCGCTCTCTGTGGACCTAACTGCAAAGACGCAGTAGCAAAGGCCGTCATCGTATCATTGAGACGATTCATACGGGCTTCGGTTGTGGTTGCAGCCTGAATCCAATCCTCCCAAAACGGCAAGAATCTCTGACCCGCGCTATTGAACTGAGACAGAGTCATGCTACCAACTTGGACAGTCTTGAAAATATCTTCCATGGCAGTATTGGCTTGATCCATGGTAAGACGTCCTGTAGCCAAGACGGTAAACATGACCTGTTGTGCTTCTCCCAGGTCTGAGAATGAAGCTCTTGCCAGCGTTGCAATCTTGTCCGTCAACTGCAACGTATCATTCAGGTTGTTCTGCTCTTGCGTCAAACCATTGGTGGCTTCCGCACTACGGTCGAGAACATCCAACGTGCTGGCAATCATTTTGACGCTGTTGCCGACTTCTTCAGTCGTCAAATGGTAAGTGTTAGCAAGATTCCGCAATCCAACATCAAGTTGATTGAATGCCTCGCCCTGAACACCTGCCATCGCCGCAATGCCACGTACAGACGTTTGCCATTCCTCGCCAACCTGGATAAACTCTTGGAAGCTCCGCATCACTGTCTGGGGCAAACGCACCAGTGGAAGCAAGACGCTAAAGAGCACCATGCTCTGGGTCAGTTTGACAATACTGCCAGTAAATGCCGTCGCACTCTTATTAGCAGTGTTGAACGTCTGAGCAGTGTTGTTGACCTGCTGTTGAGCACGCTGTGCGGCATTTCCAGTCTGAGTATACAGACCAGACAACTGCTGTAGCTGATTCAGTCCCTGAACCGCTACGTTGATTGTGGCTGTTACTTGACTGATACCTGGCATATCACTTCAATCTGGCAAACTCCGCAATACTCATCGTCCTGATACTGCTGCTTGGCGGCGACTGCTGTTGCAGACCAGAGAAACTCCTTGGCTTGCTCTCTTGTTCAAGCTGCCACATATCCGCTGCCAGTAAAAATATCTGTTCTCCACGGGGACGCTTCTTGAACCAACTAGGCGTCTTGTTGTGCCGCAGCCACAAGATCGCGTAGTATCTGGCTAAACCTCCCCGTTCGATGAGTTTTTTGCTACATTGACCAGTTCGTCCCTAAACCCACTTAGACGCATGATAGCCCCAGCGATTCTATCAACATGTCCTGGAAGTAGAACCTTTGCAACCAGGATATCTGGACGCTTGCGATCAACCCCAAACTTTGCATAGAGCTTTGGATCTTGCAGGTTAGGTTCGATGACACAATATGCCACGATGAGCCTGGTGAACTCAACATTGTCAAGCTCTCGGACCTGCTCATGCGTCCTAGGATTCTCCCTATAGCGGGTAGCCCGTTCGAGCAAGTTAGCGTTCATGTCATTGCTCAACGCCTTGACCCGCCACTTGTTCTCGAACTGAGGCGACATATCAACCTCAGCCTCAAGACCCTTGGTAATATCGTAACTCAGTAACTCTTCCAATGGGTCGAAGCTCTGATGCAACTTCGGATCTTCGTGACCTGCTTCTACAGGTAGCATTTCGCTTCCGCGCACAGGTCCAACATCAGCCCTGGGACGGAGCTTTACCGTCATAGGCGGGCCACCGTTGGTATTGGGCGTTTCAGACATTGTAGCGCTCTCCCTTACGTATCATAGAATCTCTGGGGAGAACAGGTAACCCCCTAAGGCTACCCGCCCTCTGCCCACTCTATGACTAGCGGTAGAGCTCGCTAGACACTAAACCTCTCCACACTCGTTGGCGCCATCACCACCACTGGCGTAACCTTCAGTATCATCGCCGAGGCAGCTATGGATGTTGATGTTCTCAAAGGTAAATGGGATGGCTTCCTCAACCAACTCATTTACCTGGAAACCAAACGGTACCTCCCAGAATCGGCAGCGCACAAGATCAAGCGATTCAGTAGCTCCATTCTCAGGGTCTGCCAAGGTTGTCTGCAAAGTAAGCGGCGGGATAAAACTGCTCTCATCCCGCATGTACCGACTAACCAGTTTGAGCCAGAAGTCAGTTACCTTCAAGCCAGTGATCGTACCCTCACCTGTGACGTTCATACCCTTGTAACCAGTATGTCGGGTTCCGGCCACCTTGACCTCACGGCGCTCAACCGTGATACGTGCTTCAACACGCTGGATATTCGCGAGCCATGTAGCTCCGACATACAGCTTGCCGTAGCTGCCATTTATCGTCCTCTCTGCGGCTAACGGGAATTTCAAATCCCCCTTCCATTACGAAAGCACAAATCTGCCTTCGCCAG